TTCTTCATCATCCTCGGTTTTTCTGCCGAACACCTTATCAAAAACCTTTTCAATCTCACGGTCAGAGAAACCAAACTGTCTTTTAAGTATAGCAGATATATCTTCTGTGTCATCCGGATACCCTGAATTCGCCCAGGCTTTTTGGAGATCGCCTATATCGAGCTTGTCTTTCCTTAATCCCGGAATCTTCCCCCTGATACCCTGATTACCTCTTATATCAGCAGCGGTTTTAAATAACGCTTTCGCGTCAGACTTACTAATTTGATCCTCGGTTAAATTATCTGTTCCGTTGTCCTGTAGCATTCTAAGGAATGCCTTGCGCTGAACTGGATCCATCTTATCACGGATAGTTCTCTTAACCGTGTTAAGATCTTTCTGTCTGTCTGGAGCGGCAGTAGGGCCAGTTTGTTTCTGTTGTTGATTACTACCCGGTAGATCTTCTGGATCCATATGAATCTGTTGCTTAAGTAGAATATCAAATACATTTTCGACATCCTTCTCATCCAGAGTTTCACCGGGATCATCTACAATCTCTTCTCTTAATCTTTTGTAGATAGGTTTTCCACTGGCATCTTTACCGGTTAGTTTATAATGCGGTTTTGCTTTCGGTGTATTACTTCCGATTGCTTTGGGTACTCGTGGAACTTCTTTATGTGGAATATCTTCGGCATCCCGATTGTTAAATCTGGAACCTCTTAACGCAGTCTGCGGTGCCTTAGGTTGCGCTGGTTGTTTCGTTGCAGGAACTTGCCCACTCCGTGAATTATTTTGCCCCGGTTGTTTCGTTGCAGGAACCTGTCCACTCTGTGAATTATTTTGCCCCGGTGGAACATCTCTATAATTCGCATCATCAATACTATTTGGATCACGCGGAATTTGTTCGGGACCTGCTTTTGGATTTGCAGGATTAGATTTTCTTCCACCTAGTGCCTGTTGAATAGCTGCTTCAATCTGCTTAGAACTAAAGTTTGATTTGGTCCTAAGAAACCTAGTTAACAATTGTACTGTTACCGGTTTCTTATATTTTAATTTGCCAGGATTTTCCTTGTCGGACACTGCGATATACGACTTCTTAAGAAATTGAACCCATTCAGCAATTAGACCTTTGTCAACATTATTGGCCATCGATTTCTTCGTCCTCGTCAGATCCTGTCTTAATTCGTTTTACCATACGTGTGAAGCGATTAGGATCACAACCTCGTATACTGGAGACGAAGCGCTTCTTTAATGCTTCTGCGTCTTCCGGTGTAAATGTTTCGTCGATGGATTCCAGCAGATTGATAGCCGAAACTATAATATGTTGAGCTCTGGCTTCAATAAGATCTTCTTTACTCTTCTGTGGAACATAGGTACTAATTTCCTCCAGAATTGACCTGCTTCTGCGGTTAATGGACAATTTTCGTCTCCAATTGCTTTTTGTTATTTATCTGGTTTTGGAGAATTACATTACTTTCGTTTTAGGAAGGAACGTAATGCTGCCGAACCCTCCAAAGGATCGACCTTTCTATCTTCTTTAGGTCCGTTAAACTTGGTAATCTTCATAATTTCACCAGAATCTGGATCTAATTTCTCTCCAGACTTAACAACACTCTTCTTCTTTAATTGATCATAGATAGATTTAGCCCCAGCAGTAACCGCATCGTCGTCGCCATCTTCTAAATCATAAATTCTTAAACTTTTATTATTGAACGCTAAGTCAACTTTGGATCCAACACCTGAACTTGAACGAGTTTTCATAAACTGAATTTGATATCTCCCGCTCTCTTTCATTGCAGCACTTGTGAAGATGCCTACTACATTATCTGCAGTATTGACCTTAGAAATACCACCGGCGATATGGCTTGGATCAAATTCAATCTCTTCATAAGATCCACGATTTAACTGAGAAGCTGATACACACAATACATCAAGTTCGACTGCTAGATTACGTAACTCTTCAGTCACATATTTGTCCTTAACAAACATATTTTCTGCGGAAATCTTCTTCGACATAGGAAACATCAAATCCAGATAATCAACTAATATTGCATCTACTTTTTTACCACTATGAATCTCGTATTCTTTCACATAAGCGCGAATATCATTTGCGGTACATCCGTTAGGTAATTGTTTTAATCTTAAATTACCTTTACTCTTTTGTTGAGACGCTCTAATTTTCATATGGACATCTTCGATATTACGCATAATATCTCGAGTCTCATAATTTGTGTGCATTGCATCCACGCGAAGTGCGCAAAGCTTTTCGCTAAGTTCCAGGGTGATATAAACTACATTCAATCCTGCTGTCGCCCAATTTACTGCAAGATTTTGTAAGAATAGAGATTTACCTGCACCGGATTGTCCTGCAAAGATGGTGATTTCGCCCCTGTTTAGTCCGCCGAATAACTTTTCATCAACGTGACGCCAATAAGTCGGAATCTGACCTTTATTGTCCTTTAAAGCCTCCAGTCTAGATTTTGGATCTGCATAATAATCTAAACCTAAGTCCTTAACGAGTGCAATCTGAACCGCTGCCTTAATTGTTGCTTCAACTTCTCCATAACGTCCGTCGTCAAGTAAATCCGGTGAAGCTAAGATTGCATCACGAAGTGCCTTATGTCTGCAGAATTTTTCAAATTCTCTTAAAAACCAATTATCGTGTTTTGCAGCTTCAAGTTCCATCATATAAATGTCTTTACCTGTTACTGCTTTAATTTGAGTCAATGCAGGAATATTTGAAAAATCGGTACTATACCCTTCAATAAAGGCCACTGTATCTCTATTTTGCTTATCATCAAAATACTGACTTTTCAAAATACCTTTACAGCGAACAAATAAATCCGGTTTGCTCATCATAAAGTTGATAAACAAATCTTCAATATCCTTGCTGTAATCAGTAATTTCACTTGCGTTGTTTTCTTGCTCGTTCATCTTTTTCTATATCCCATCTAACTTGTATCTTATTTTTTCCGAAAACTGCCGAGGAAATAATAGAATGAGTAACTAATAATCGTCCATATGTTACAGATGCTGCTGCTGCGTCTTTTGTATCACCCATTCGCGTTAACCACCTAGGAAATGACACTGCCCAATTATTTTCAAGGGCAGCCGACACGAGATCACCGCCCTTCATATCTCCGTCCGGGACCACAATAACCTGTTTCTGTAGACGATTAATCATATCAATCTTTGCTTGGCCAATTTCGCCCAATATACTTACACCATCGATTGCATAAGCATCTAGAACACCTTCAGTGACTAGGACGTATTTACGTGACCAATCTTGGTAATGGTCTAAGTTATAGACATAATCATTTGGGCATTGTTGATAGTATTTTGGAATAGATTTATCGGGTAAATCAAAGCACAACCGTGACGTAAATCCGACGGTTTTTCCCTTATGATAGTAGGGAATGATTAGCCGCTGATGCAGATTGTGTTGCTTGACAGGCGACCAGTAGAATTCATCTAAATCAAACAATTTCCGTTCTAACGCATAATTGACTACCTTTAAAAAATCGGGATCATCTAATCCATACTCTAACCATTGAGTAATGGGTAATGAATCCTGTGGCAGATCCATTGGTTTCCATTTCTGGAACAGATTCCTTAAAGATGCATCTTTATCAATAGTTTCGTCACCTTCCCGGCTCGATTTAATACTGTTTCTACTCTTAAAGATTTCAAACTCAATACGCTCTATAAACTTCTGGTCGATATTGATTGCGGTTAAGAATCCCTTAAAGGATTTTGATAGTTCTTTGCCTTCTGTATACCCAGCAGACCATCCGCAATTGAAACAATTACACGCGCTAGAAGTTGGGTTAAATTGTATGCCGAAACGATTACGTGTATCCACGCCGTGACCACGGCTGGTACATAACATACAGTTTCTCTTGTTCCAGCCTTTTGGTGCTGGTCTAAGATTACCTATGTTTTGTAATATCGCATCTTTAAGAGTATCGATTATCATACTGCTATTATAGCAGAAACGTATAAGAAGATCAAGACTTCTGGTATAATAGATCAGCGCCCGAAACAATTTTTAATCTATCAGGTGTAATTTTATTCAATACTAATGTTTCGGCATCATTATATTGTGGGCCGGCCAGAGTATCTTGATTATTGGTCACGAATGCAAATATCACTGGTTGCATCCAAGATTGCGCTTCTCTTATATCCCGGGCAGTATAGATGGCTTTAATACCCGGTGGTAAAACGGCATTCTCGAGACCGTGCCTTAGTCTCAATTCGTGATAAATTTTTTCTTCGTGTTTTGCAGCACGTGGTTGAAGGCCAGTTTTTAAAATCTTCAACGCATTCTTAATTGAAGTTCCGTGATATAAGGTTATTCCGGCCTTATGAAAAATATCCCCGGGTCTCTTATAATCAGTACCATAATTATACGAATCTAAATCTGGAATTTTAGATTTAGAAGAAGCAATTTCAAACAATCTCATAATTTACATCTCTTGCCCGGTGTTCGCTGAGTAAATCTTGGCATTTGGAAATGTGCAAACCATTTCGGAATCTGTTCTAGTCTGAAGTGCATAATATCCGGCAGTTTGTAATTTTTGAATATACATTGCAAGGGTATCATAGTCGCGGTCGAAGAGCGCATCTAAAATATCATCATCGCCCTCATTATCTCCTACAATATATACTTTCGGAGCCCATACATAAGCGGATGTTATCACGTCACCGTAATTTGCTGCCCAACTTTCGTACGGAGAAAAGAAGACACCTTGCGGACCTTTACGGAATTTATGAATTTCTTGATCTGATCCGTGATATAAGACCATCTGAAGTTGACTCCCGGCAATCTTA